GTTGCAGTATTTCCCGCCGCACTGGCACCGGAACTCCTCCCGGGTAAAATACCGGATATCGTCCCAGAACGTCCCGGTTTTCGGCGCGTCGCTGCTTTCCGGCTTCTCCACCTTTACCGCCGTCCCGGCGATAGCGCCGATGAGCATTTTCTGGGTAGCCGCCCCCGGTATCCCGTCCACGGTAAGTCCATAGTCGGCTTGAAACGCCCGAATTGCCCCTTGGGTGTTTCTGCCATCAACGCCGTCAATCGTGCCGGGAGAATAGCCCAGATAGGTGAGCAAGCACTGAATCTGTTTGACGGTCACGCAATCACCACCCCGTACTTCGCCAGAATGGCAATGATGTCGTCGGTGAGGACTTTTTTCAGCTGGCCGGGGGGCAGCTTGGCGATGCTTGCGGCGATGGTGCGCATATCCTGCTCCCCGTCCTCGGCGGCGCGGATTTCCACCAGCCGCTTTTTGGCTCCGTTACTCCACGTCTTCATCCGGCTTCACCTCCAAAATGGTCAAGGCGTTCTGCATGTCCTCGCCCGCGGCCTTCATTTCCGCGATTTTTGCGAGGATAGCGTTTTTGCGTTCTTCTATGGTCACGTATTATTCACCCCCAGAGCGGTTTCAATCTCCTGCAGAGCCGCTTCGTATTCGGCGTTCTTTTTCAGCGCTTCTTCCAGCGGAGTGAGGATTTCCACTCCGTCTCGATAGAATTTACCATTGCTGTAAGTATCACCGATTGCCACGGGGCGGTCTGCGGGGTTTACGAGGTTGTCGGTTTGAGGCTCGGAATCGGAACACCACAGAACATTGGTAACTGCGCCGTTTTCAATAAGTGCCATTGATTTTGCCATTATGCAGCCCCCCTTGCATTGCGAATGATGGCTATGCCGGAGCCGCCTGGGGTAGATTCAATGCTACCACCAGCTCCATTACCACCATCTCCAGTGTTCTGAGGTACAGGGTCTGGTATAATGTTATTGGCAGCTGCACCTTCTCCACCTGTTGCATACAAGGTTCCGTTGGGTTCACCAAACTCACGGGTCGTAGTTCCTTGACCAGTTCCAGGATGCGTACCTTGGCCATTCGCACCGTCCGTACCACCAACGCCTGCTTTGGAGTATGCACCGTCTTTGTCCTGATTTAATGTGCCACTACCACCACCGGAGCCGCCATCTCCACCATATACACCATTACCTGACAAAGTTGCTCCACCATTAGCGATACTGCCAAAAGCTGAAGTTACACCGCCAGCTCTACCACCAGAGGTTTTTGCGCCTGCTCCACCAGCACCTATGGCAATGTCATATTTTACTCCTACTTGAACAGTTACAGCTTGCGTCGTGCTCGTGTAACCACTTCCACCACCGGCACCACCACGATAACTATAGTTTCCGCCAGCGCCACCGCCGACGAGAAAGACGTCAATTCCACCCTCCGCACCGTTGAGATTGGTAAATGTCAGCGTGCCAGATGTGAGGAATCGGATTTTCCAGTTGTCCTGTGATACAGTAATAGGCTCGTCGGAATCGTTGACGATCTTGTAGTTGCCGGTGTAGGTAAATTCAGGGATGGTGCTAAACGAGATTGCCGTGCTGTAATCGGTTGTGACCACAACATTCTTTTGCGCAGTCTTGCCGTCACCGGTGATGGTAACCGTCCACGTCCCGCTTTTCAGCCCCTTGAACACCACCACGCCGCTCGTGCCGGAGTTCTTGGTCTTTGTCTTGCCGTCCTTGGAAACAGTCACAGTGACGTTCGCCGGGGCTGTGACGGTAAGGGTGCCGCCTGTGCCGCCGCTGGCGCCAAATCCATATAAAGGCACTGCAATGCTCATACGTACACCTCCACCGTAATCGGAATGTTCACCGTGGGCTTGTCCTCAAGGCATGTAAACGTCAGCACGCTGCCCGACCGGGAAGCGAAGCTCACCATACCGCACGCCTCTTTCAGCGCAAGATTGGTGGCCGTGTTGCTCCCGTACACTGGATAAGCCATCGCACGTTTTGTATCCGTCAGACCGGAGACCGTAACAGACTGGGTATACGGGGCGCTGGCAGACCAACCGGCAGCAGTTAACGTTTCAGTCTTTGCAATCGTTTTGGCATTACTTAACGCCGTATCTACGTACCCCTTGGTTGCGGCATCAGCGCTGTCCGTGGGCGCACCTAATACTTTGATTTGATGGGAGTTCATGGCAATATTCCCGGTCATTAAACCGCCAGCACTAGGCAATGCCCCAACATTTTCAGCTTCTAGCTCAACGTTGCCATTGGAGTTAGGTTCTTTGCCGCACACTTTGGATACAGCACCGGTGCCATCCAAGCCCATGCGGGAGACGGAGTAAGAGGTGACGGGGCTGCCGGTGTTGAAGGTCAGCACCGTCCGTGTCCACAGGTATTTGCCCTGGGGGACGTTGGGGATTTCCGGCTGCCACGAGCCGGAGGGGACGATTGTACCCGAATCGGATACCATATAGGTTGTGCTGTGGTTTGTCATCCTTGCGGCATCACCCTTTTCGCCCTTTTCGCCCTTGATCTCGAACCACTGATACTTCGTCCAGTCCGTTGGGGCGGTTGCGGAATTGCCGCTGTATACGCCCATCCAGTTGTCAGGGAGAACACCGAAGTTGTGAGAAGCTGCCGTCGGCTCCTGCGCCGCGTACCGAATCCAGACGTATGCGTTGTCGCCCTTGTCACCTTTCGCGCCGTTCGTGATGGTAAACGTGCTGTTGGTGCTGTCGTTGTAGGTAATCCGGTACGTGTCTACCAGCCCGCTGGTGGAGATTTTGGAAACTCCGGTAATGCCTCTGCCGTTTTTAACGGGAAAATCAAAGGTCGTGGTGTCTGCCATGGTAATGCGGTATGTATCCGTCAGGCCGCTGGCAGACTGCTTCACGATGCTGCTGATACCGCCATGGCCGTCAGCGGCGGCGGTCAGCCAGTTCAGAAGAATCTGTCCCGTCAGCTTCTTTGCCGCGCCGTCCTGCTCCATTACAAGAAGGTCGGTTGCTTTTACCTGCTCAGCGGCAATCAGCTCGGATATTGCTTTATCTGCGATAAGTCATCCCTCCTCAACGTCAGTCTCTTTTTCGGGCGCAGGAGGCGCGGGCAGCGCCTGAACCACTTCTTCAATGGCCTGCATACTGCCCAGCATCCTGTCCCAGTTCTCCCGTCCTGCGACCTGAACGCCCTCAAGGGTATTCAGGACTGCCCTAAGTTTCATTACAGGGTTCATTTTTACTCCTTTCCCAGCACCACACGTACCGCGCCGGTTTCCGGTACGATAGCGATTATCTTCGTATATTGGGCGGCGTACTGCCCTTCCCACCACATTTGCACCGTCTCCGCGGGATTTGCAAATACCGTGGCAATCGTCGCCAGGGATTCCCCGAGAATACGGATGTTTATCTGCCCCGCCTGGGGAAAAGGGTTGAAATAATCGCAGTCGAATTCTTTGCCTGTTGCGGTTTTCAGTTTTTCCATACTTAAGCCCTCACTAATACAGTTTGTGATAATCCGTTTCCGTCCTTAATTGTTCGCCAAGCCACCTCTTCGTCTTTGAAATAGAAGCTCGACGCGAATAGCACGGACGCATCAACGTAGCTTGCGGTATTCCAACCATTGAACACACCATTTGCAAAATCCGCATACCCGAGCGATGTATTGATACCTCCGCTGGTGTAAGCCGTTGATATGGTGTTGTAGCCGATTTCCGAGCCGTAGACACTGTGACTGGCAAGCCCTGACCCGTCAAGGTACCCATCGTCGCCGCCATAGTCAATTCTTCCAGCACTGACGCTTCCACGGAAATAGCCATTCTCAGCGTACAGATTTCCGGTCGGCGTAATCTGCACACCGTTAGCCTCTGAGCCGCACTGAATACCGTTGATACCAATGTAAATACCTCGGCTGTTTGTGCCGTTCCAGACCTGATTGTTATAGCTTAGGTAGTCGGATTGGATATCAAAGCCGCCGATTTTGCCGCTTAAGGCGGTGATCTTTCCACGGACTTCTGCGCCGGACTTGGTGATCTGGAACACCGTGGTATTGTTGGCCTTGACCGTCCAGGAATCGTCAAGCAGCTCCCAGCCGAAGGACGAACTACTACCGCCGGTTTTGGTCACCCGCGCAGAGATCTGGTCACTCTGAATGTCCAGCCGCGAGGTGAGCTCGTTCCCCTGTTCGATACGGGCAGAGACTTCGGCGGAAATCTGGTCGGCCTGAACCTTGAACGTGGACTTCATTTCGGAATAGTGGCGTTCAATTTTGCGCTGCGTAGGTGTTTTGTACTCGTACTTATAATTGATTTTTTCGCCGCCGGGTGCGGATACATTCGCCGTGTACAGTGCCCCGTGGGAAACGTTTTTGGAGTATATCCCGCTGTATAAGTTTCCGGCGGCAAATCCGTCTCCGATCTCCGCCGCCGGGTCGATGTGTGCACCATCGGCGGTATACGGCTGGTACTGAAAGCCTTGGATTCTCGATAGAATATCCTCAGCCATTTTTTGTGTACCCCACGGGCAGCCCAGAGTAAGTGTTCGCCCGCTGTCGGTTCCGGCTGAGTATTCCATTTCATCTGACACGACAACAACGACCTTTGAATATCCGTTGAAAGTGTCTTGCTTTTCCAGCGACGAAAGCGATTTTCGGACATTGATTACGTCAGACAACGATCCTGTCACCTCCAAACGTAATGGCGTAGCCGTGGGTATCGATCAGGTAGCGGGTTTCTTTTGGGATATTCCAGAAGCATACCAGAAGCAATTCCCCCGATTCGCTCATGAGAAAGCACCCGGCGTACATGGCGGCGATATATCCAAGATATTCCCGGCAAGTATATTCCGGATTGTACTGGACAGGATAGGCGTTGCGCATAATCTCCGCCGTCCTCGGGTCTACCGTCACGCCCATTGCCTGGGCAATCTCCCGCACAACGTCTATATCCTTTGCCGGCCATGTCAATTTGCTGTCTGCTGGGTAATCCTGCTCAGCGAACAGAATAGCGTCGTAGCCGTGGATTTTAAGCCACTGCACATCGTCCTCGTCAGCGTCCTGGTCAATGGAATCCGCATAAAATACGCCCTGCGGGAGCCACTCAGAGTATTCGCCGTCATCGCTGACAAGCCTTACATAAACCGCAATCCGGGACATTCCTTCAATGTTCCCGGAGGGTTTCAGCATCTTAATGTCGCACTCCCGGCTTATTACATTGCCGACGGTCGGCTCGTTCCCATCGAAAATCGCGCCGGTAGTTTCTACCGACGCGAGGATGTTCATTCCGTATCCGGCATCTGCGCCGGAAGCCCCAACCAGAATGCGGGTGCCGCCGAACGTGATTCCGTTTCCCCGTTTGTCCACAAGAAAGCCCGTATCGCCGATAGAAACCCGCGTTTCCTTCGTGTGGATGCCCGCAAGGATTTTTCTATACAGAGCAGATGTTTTCTGCATATTGCCTCCTTACTGCTCGATCAGCGGGAAGGAAATCCCCGTCCATACCGATTCCCCGGTATCGGGGTCAACGTAGGAGATCGAAGCGGGAACGTTGTTGGAATAATATTGCGCCGTCTGGCTCCCGTATAGCGGGTGTAGGTTCGTTTCCACTGTGACAAACTCAGGGTTTATCAGAGCCATAAGCGCAAGCTCTTCCGCGCGGTTCATATCCATGCACGTGATATCAGCCCGGTATTTCTGCGCCACCCGGCCACGGTGCATGGTAGCGTCCATGGTTCGCCCAGCGTTGGGGCTTTCCACATCGTTACGCTGCCATTTTATGCCGCCCTCCTGAGTGAGGTGGAGGATGTCCACACCGTTGATTTTGAAATATGGTTTTGCCATACTAACCCCCCAATGCCCGCTGTGTCCGGCGCTGCTGACGGGTGATCTCAGGTGTCAGCACCCGCGCAAGCGTCGCAAGGTCGCCGGTGAACTTGATCGTGATTTCCTCACCGGAACCGTTCTGCGAAAGCACCTCCGCTACAGCCTGTTTAATGGTTTCCAGAGGGGCTTCAACGTTTGTTCCGTTTTTCTGGTCGCCCAGGACGGCCAAAAATTCACGGTTAGGCGGGATAACTGCGCCTTGCGCCAGTCGGGGAATGCTGACGGTGCTGATTGCAGGAATATTAAAGCCAATTGTGCCGCCACCAAGCCAGTCTGGCGCTTTAATCTGAATTTTGTTCAGCTGGCGAATCATCCAGTTTATGCCGCCGATGATGAGATTTACTGCGCCCTCCAGAATCGATACAATACCGTTCCATATGCCCTTGAAAATCTGCTTTACGCCCTCCCATGCTTTATCCCAGTCCCCCGTGAATACTCCTGAAATAAATGTGATAATGCCGCCTAGGATTTGTTTCACGGAGTTGTAAAGGTCGGAAACCAGTTTCCCGTATGTCTCAAAAATTGCGGCTAATTCTGGATTTTTCCCGCGCAACCACTCGATGAACATATTCCATGCGTCCCTGATTGAATCAATGATAGCGTTCCATGTATTTTTAAGGCCGTCCCATATCTGCTTTAATCCTTCGGCAGTCATTTCCATATCCCCGGAAAAAACACCTTTGAAGAATTTACCGAATCCGTCGATAGTCTCCTTTAATCCGTTAATTAGTTCCTCACCATGCCCGGTAAAGGAAACCAGTGCTATAAGCGCGGCGGCAATACCGGCAATCAACAAAGGAATCCAGTTGCCGGTTAACAGGCCAATTCCAAGCCCAGCTGCCAGCAGTCCGGCAATGATGGTTAACGTGTTTTCAAGGGTAAATCCGTTTTCAATGACATCCTTTATTCCAGCAACCAGCATTGCAAGGCCGCCTATTACAAGCGCTATGCCTGCGGCGGTAGACCCGAACGCAATGGCAAGACCTCCGGCTAGAGCGGCGACACCAGCGAGCATACCGAGGAAGTTTTGCATATCAATGCCGTTGTTCCATGCGTCAAGCCAGAAATAAACCAGTGCGAACGCGCCTGCGGCAGCAAGCGCAATACCTCCGATCATGCTCAGGCTATCGGTAAACAGGCTTGCAATTTTCCACGCCAGAAGGCCGGTTGCTATAGCTCCAACAAGTCCGAGAATGGTGTTTAACTCGTCCTCTGTATCATCAAATCCGGAAAAATCGGGTGCTATCGTGCCAGAGCCTCCTCCGCCGCCGGACGTATCTTCGGTCAGCTGGTTGATCTCGTCAAATCCGAGCAGTTGCTTTTTTGCCTCTTTTGCAGCCGCTCCCGTTCCGTTAAGCGCGGATGTTTGCTTATTCAATGCCTCTGCTGCCGCTCTCGACGATTCTACGGTCTTTCCGGTCAGCACTGCAAACACGCTTGCGATTTTGTTAATTATTGCGGCAAGGATGTTGACGAACTTCGTAAACGCTGGTATGATGATATTTACCAATGGTTGTACCAGTGTAAGCAGAGCGCCCTTGAGCCTTGCAATGGCCGCAGTTGCTTCCGGACTGACCTTGATCACATCACCAACCCAATTCCGAAACTTTGAAAGCGCCTGCGTAATAACTGTAAACACAAGCGCAGAGCGAACGACGGATTTCATTCGGCTGGCGAAAGTTTTCGCGCTTTTTTCCGCCTTTTTGACACCAGCGCTCATTTTCTCGGTATTGCGTCCAGCCGAAGCGAGTTGCGCGGCGAGTTCTCCCGCCCGGCTCTTGGAGACATCAATATCACCGTTGGCCTTTTCAATTTCGCGGTTATATCTGTCAATCTTGTTGTTAACCTGATCCCACTGGTACTGTAGCGAAGTAACCGTTTCCGATTGTGCCCCTATCGCACCGGGAGATGCGCCACTGGCTTTTAACGCTTCGAGCTTCTGCTTTGCGTCATCCAGTGCCACGCCCAAAGAATCGGCCTGCTCCTCTAGCGGTATTTTCTTTGCCCCGGCTTGGCTTGCTTTGATTTCCAGAGAAGCTATTTTCTTTTCCAGTTTATCAAGCTCAGCTTGTGCTTTTTTGTTGTCGATCTCCGTGCTGAAAATGATTGAACCGTCAGCATTTGCCATATAATCACCTGCTCTTTTAATGCGCTATAGGAACTGTTGAAATTAAATGATAAAATAATGCACTGGGGGATTGCCTTATGAAAAAACTGAAAACAGTATTTATTTTTTCCGTAGCGTGGTTCTTGTCCACTCTTCTTATTCTGTCTCTTGCCACGGCTATTTTGCCTGCGAACGAAAACGGAAAAATCACTGTTGGCGCTGGGTATACAATAACTATCCTCGTTGTTCCAATAGTTTGCGGAATTCTGAGTGTAAAATATCTTTCTAAGAGGTATTACTTTGCCAGAAAGGTCACCCCGCAAATGGTTCGTGATGCAATACAGCTATTACCGAATCTCGAACCTTTTTCAATCTCCATGCTTCAAAGAAAGCTTGAAATACGGAGTTTTAACGTGGCGTCTGACTTGGCAAACGAGCTAGAAGAACTTGGATTTGTTAAAAAGTATCCCGATTTTACGTGGAAGATTATCCGCAATCAGCATGGCGCTATTGCCCGACCGGTGCAAAAAATGGGAATGTCTGCCATAGATTGCATGGAAGGACACGCTTTTGAATTCTGGTGTGCCGATATTTTGAGGAAAAACGGGTTTATTGATGTCGAGGTCACCCGGGGTAGCGGCGATCAGGGCGTTGATATACTCGCGAAAAAAGCTGGCATAAAGTATGCGATACAGTGTAAGTGCTACGCAACAGATCTAGGGAATAAGCCAGTGCAGGAGGTTAACACCGGGAAAACAATCTACCATTGTCACGTTGGTGCTGTAATGACAAATCGCTATTTTACGGAAGGCGCAAAGCAAGCAGCAGACGCAACTGGTGTTCTTCTCTGGAACCGTGACGACGTGAAAAAAATGGCTGAAATTGCGGGTGTTTTCACGTCCACGCCTTAATAATATCGTTCTCCGTATTGGAATACTGCGTCTTTATATCCACAGCGTCCCTGTTTCGCCGGTAGAAGTCCTTATCCGCTTTGTCTTTCAGTTTTCCTTTCGCCTTCAAATCCCGTATCCGCACGATCTGTGCAAAGAAGCAATCCCCGATTTCCATGTAATATGAAAGAAATGTCCACCAGTGCAAATACGGCATTGAGCGGACTTCCGTCCCGGCAATGCGGTTTACCGGGGCAATCAGAATCGGAAAGTCCTTCTCCCAGTCCATCAGTTTCGTGGCGCTTTTGCATCTTTCGTCACTGCCACCGTTGATAAACCAGTAGCATTTTTGAACGGCATCGCTGAAATGCTCCACGGGCATATCCCGGAAACCCTTATAGAAGATTCCCAACATCCCAATTCCCTTTTCATCGCCTGTCAAATCCGGGTCTTCCAGAACGCCGAATATATCCAGAATCGCCCGAAAATCCGTCTCAATATCATAATCTGTTCCGCATACGTTGACAGACGTCGGAAGTTCGTACATCATCGGCTGTACTTCTTTGTATATTTCGCCAGTTTTTCGCTGTGGAACGCCTTTTCCCGCTTAATTCCATCATCGAACTCGTCGATAATGGCAAGCATTAAATTCATCCACAGGGGCATCCCCTCCGCGCTTGCATACACGCTCATTTTGCCGAACAACGGCTCGCATACAGGGGTATCGAAGCAACCGTCAATCGTCTCCCGCATCTCTGCGTCCAGCTTCCGGAGGTAGTCAAACGTTTCTCTTGTACTCATGTTGTCCGGGTTCTTGCTTTCCTGCTTTCGGGACAGTTCGTCGAGCGCCGAATAAATTCGGTCGGCAAATGCGGGGTCTGTAGGGTTAAACCGAACTGTGCATTTATCGTTAAGCCTATACTCGATTTCGCCGGTATTCAGTGTCAGTTCTTTCATAATCCCTCCAAAGATTTCGGGGCGGCTCTCACCGCCCCGTATTTGCATCAGGTATCAGCCGTGAACGTAACGGTTCCGGCGCTTACCGCCGCAGTACCTACCGTGCGTGCGCCGCCGTATGTAATGTCCATCGGCATTCCAACAAAGCCGCCGCCCTCGCCGCCAAGGCTGGACGGCTTGACCATACAGGCGCTGTAGCGCTCTGCAAAGGCCGCCGTGTCCTTAGTACCGGCGTACAGATGCACAATCAGCATATCCTGATTGGTCAGTGCTGCCACGTTTTGCTCCTTGACAGCCAGGTTCCAAATTTTTAGAACCGCAGCGTCTCCGGCGTCCAGATCGCACGGGTCAAAGGTCTGCGTGATGATGGGCTTTTTCATCGTGCTTCTGGTCGTACCGAGGATATCCTTGTTGGATTCCTCCTGCCAGTCGTATTCCATGCTGGAATCCGTGACGCGGCTGCCAAGCGGCGACCACACAGGAGCAGGGGTTGTTCCGGTGTTCAGGTACGCGATCAGCAGCTCACGGTCTACGGTCTGGCCGGATGCGGTATTAAACTCTAAATCTGCCATTATTTCACCTCATAAATCGTTTTTTGAATTGGACGGACAGCTGCACCATGTACATTGCCGTTCCTTCTTCGTCTGCACCGTACAGAACGCCGTTCTGCGCGGTGATTTTCTCCGCCCTCGGGTCATCCCCAAAGGTGGGGGCATTGCCCATAACGGACATTTTCTGCACCCACTCCTGAAAGTCCATGACCCAGCCCGCATTTTCAGATGCTCCGGTATCATCCCCCGGGGACTTCTCGAACACGTAGTACAACCCAAAATTGTACTGATTGATTACGGTTGTGTTCCCAAGGATATCCCGTGTTCTGGAAATCTCCACAAGCCCGGAGGGGAAAACACCGCCGTTGAATGGGATCTGGTCTGTGTAGTCAACATGGAAATCGCGGAAGATATCCGCGCCGGGGTACTGCCCGAGAAAGCCCTTGATTTTTTCCAGCGCCGTCATATTCCGCTCCTCCTGTTGATATAAGCCTGTAGGTCGTGCGCAATTTGGTCTTTCTCTGCCGCCATCATGCGTCTGTCCCAGAACGGTCCCGCCTGCTGGTTCTTGGTGGTGTCATAGTTCAAGTCCCGATCGGTTGCTCTCAGCACGGTTCCTTTTCTGTACCGGTATCCAACTCCTGGAATGAAAGCGGGGCCTTTTCCGGTTTTGGCATTTACCATGACTTTGCCGTAGTACTGATACCGGGCGTATGGTGCCATAACCGTGATCTCTGTCGGGCTTGAGATATACTTAAGCTTCGTGGAAAGCACACCGGTTCGGAACGGCATGTACCGCGTTATCCGCTTGTTCACTATCCGGGTAAGCTGCATCTGCACATCGCCGGTTTTATTGACGCCAAGCCTTGTCAGGATTGTGTCTACGGGCTTCATATCAACCTTTATCCGTGTTTTCATCCGCCCGCCTCCACATGAACCAGCTTGCCGCCCCAGTATTTGGGGTCAACGTACTTCACAACAACCAGCCCCGGAACCTTCACCGGAATGAAGGACGGCCACTGCGCCGCCGTGATTTCCTCCCCGGCACCCAGCAGCACCTTGTCCTCCGGATAAACGCACACCTCCGAACAGGGAATGACCAGCAGAAAGGAATTGACTTCCTTACTGCCGGTCTTGTCCACATTCTCGGTTTTTTTGTAATCCAAAAAGGCTCTATCGTGTACCGTTCTGGTTACTTTGTTGCCGTCCCGGTGGTATACCGTGACCGCCTGATTGCACAGCCGGTAGTCTACGGGGCAGCTGCGGCGCTTGATTCTCACCATAGCTAGCACCCCCGGTAGATATCGAGATACAGGCAGGCGCATCGGTACAGCTCCCGCGACTGCCCTCTGGCGCTGACATCAACACCGTTCCCGCTGCCATAGCTCACCGAAACGGAGCCGATAGACGCAGACTGAACAGCGCCGCCCTCGCCGTTGGTAATCAGATCAAAGCCGTGAATAGCCTCTGCCATGGCGCACACGGCAAGGGCTTCAGAGTTTTCCTCCGGTGCCTTTACCGTGTATATGCGCTTGTATCTTGCCAGTTGCGCCGCCGCACGGGCTTCACACGTGTTCCAGTCCTCTGCGGGGATAGCGTCGCCCCGAAAGCTGCTTATGTAAAAATCATAGTCAATCATCAGGGCGTCTCCTTTCCGTTACGCGGTCTTGGGCTTCAGGATAATGCCGTTCAGCGCCGCCGCCTTCAGCGTATTCTTAAGCACAACACCGGCCACCAGCTCCACTTCGCCCTTCTTCACAGCGCCGGGGGCTTTCAGATCGGGCATATAGCTGTTGATTACGCCGGTTCCGGTGGGGGAAATGCCGTGGAATCCATCCAGGGCGATATTCACAGCGTAGATGCTGGAAGTACCGGCGGCGGTGGTGCTGGGGGTGGAGGTGTCGATGACATCCACGGACTTGGTGCCGTTGTAGTACATACCGGCGTCCATGATGGGGATATCGCCGAAGTACTCCACAGCCCTGCCGAAGTCGTCCTTCTTGCGGTCATAATACCCCGCCCGGCGGGCAGCCGCCCGGACTTTCAGCAGCATGGCGGTGTTCATCAGCAGCAGAGAAGCGCCGCCGTCCACCATGTGGGTCAGCTGATCCAGCTGGTCAACGAAAGCATTGGCGTTGCTGTCCAGCTTGGTGGAATCGGACAGGTCAATGTCCGTAGCGAATTCGTTGGAGGTGCCCGCCAGAGCCTTTCGCAGGCCGTCGAAGGTGTTCGTGACGTACCCGGTGCCGGATGCGGCGGAGGTGCCGTTGATCACCAGATTGTGGAAATAGTTGCTGGTTGCCTTGATCTTCTGCTGCGCCTGGAATGCCAGCTCATCAATGGCTCCGGAGGTGCTCTGAATCACACGGTCAACCTGGAAGGAACCGCCCATGATAACGGCCTTGGCGGTCTTTTCCTCCCGCTTTGCCTCGCCTGCGGTGTATTCGCTGTTGATAGCACGGACAGCCGCAGTAGAGGGGGTTTTCAGCTGAATGTAACCGTAGGTCAGCGTAGAACCGCCGGTACCGGGGGAAATGGCGTTATCAAACACCAGTCTGTCCAGCAACAGAGAACTGCGCCGGAACTCGTCGACCACCTGCTGATCGACCTTGTCGGCCATGCCGACCTTTGCTTCTGCAAGAGTAATTGCCATAGTTAAAAATCATCCTTTCACTTCATGTTGTAATTTGCCCTGAGCGCACCGGCGAGGGTCGTCGGTTCGCCGTTAGGCTCCTGCTGCCCTGTACCGGTCTTCCCGGCATAGGGGGGCGGCGTTTTGCCGTCATCGAACAAATAGCCGCTGTCCTTCCGGAGAGCTTCCAGAGCGGCCTTAATGTCCGTTTCCTGGTTCTTGCTGCTTCTCAAAGTGTCGATGTCCAGCAGCGCCCGGATTGCCTTGGTGCTTTTACCCTTTGCGCCGGTGATGGCGGCGTCCAGGGCGTGGGAGAATTCCATATCCGCGATCTTCCGGTTGCTCTCGGCAATGGCATCGTTGTACTTCTTTTCCCAATCCTTAGCGGACTGCTTGATGGTATCGATGTCCTGCTCCTTAAAGCCGGAAATGGTCTTTTGCGCCTCACTCAGCTGGCTCTTGATGGTGTCATAGTCAGCAAAAGGCTTCTTAGCAGCTTCGATATCCCGGCCATTCTCTGCCATGATCTCGTCAATGATCTCCTTGCTCAGGGGCTGGTCTCCTACCTTGAAATTCTGCAAAAACTCGCGTTTCATATACTTCCTTTCTCAGCTATGCTTTGTTATATGGGGGTTGCGTCCCCTGCTGTCGGCTTGTTTTACGCCTGCCACGGCAAAAATGGTATGAAAAAAGCAACCGTTCGGAAAACCCGAATAGTTGCTTCAATCAACTTGATTTCTGACCTGTTTTGCACCAAACCCGGGCATTTCCATGCGCTCATGCTGCATCCGCAGCCCTGCCGCTTCGGAAAAGCGCTTATATTCCTGATCCAAAACATGGTACTTGATCTGATCGCGCTGTAAGTTCTCTTTGTCCCCTGTGGCCTCATCAACCAGAATCCTGCGTTTCTGCTTCCGGATGGCGGATTCAAGCCGCCGCTGACGCTGGGTAGCCTCATACGTGGTGTAGTGCTTCCCGTCGTAGTCAATGCCTTTTTCGTTATCTTTCCTGAATTTGTCCAGTTCCTCCGGCGTGTATTGCGGAGAATCAACACCCAGAATAATCGGGAAAGCCGCGTGGCCGCAGTTCAGCGTACCGATACGCCGCACAAGGGAGTTATTCAGTTTCTCGTATTCTGCGTCACTGTACTGTCTGCCCTGAATCGGCTCATGGTCGGGGGCGCTGGCCGCGTGAGCGGATATCTCCCAGCCGTCACAGCCGAAATCAACGTGGTTCTGCTGGCTGATCTGCTCCTGCATTAACCCCAGGCCACCCATAACGCTACGCCTGACAGCGGCTTCCATGGAGGTATGAACGCCGGATTCATAGTCGATTGTGACAATCCCCTTTTCTGCCAGATTCCGGGTAGCCTCCCGGATGGCAGAGGCGTAATCCTGCGCACCTGTGGAAACCTTCGTAAAGGCGAAATCGCAAGCCTGTCTGTAGGCGTCTGTAAGCCCCACAGCCTTGCCATTCGGCATGACAGCCCCCATTGTCTGGGTGATATTGTCCAGCTCAGAATCGGCCAGCTGCGCCGCTGCAGACACAATTTGCTGCAAGACCTCATTACTGCGGAATGGCACCGCCTGTACATAGGGGTGTTTCCGGATGTCATAACTGTATCCGGTTTCCCCGGCCTGTTCTATCAGCCGCCGAAGCTCCCGGTGGGATACTTTCAGCCGCTTTCGAAGCTCCTTTTTTAACTGCCGCTGAGAAATACCCAACTGTTGAAGTCTCCATGTCTGATAGGCCGCCGTGCTGGTGAATTGGCCAGCTTCCGCAATTCGCCTTGCAATATCCTGAATCAGGAACTCTGTCACCGGGGCAATGAGCTGCTGTGCCTTATTTCCAAGGGATTCAATCTGGTCAGCGGTTAGCATTGGCTTTTCTCCTGCTCTCTATCTGTTTGTAATGCGGCTGTACCCGAATTACATTCCAATCGCATTCAAGCGGCACTTTACCGTAAAAAATCACAAATAACGGGGCTAATCGCTTCATCATTTCTTCATATCCTTTGAGAAAAAGCCGATTAGCTTCCTTGTTGTTCTGCGTTCCCACGCTGGACACGGCAACAACGCCGCCTACCGGCTCGCCATCGAAGCACCAATCATAGGATTGTTCATCACTCCAACTGATTGTTGGGTATACTGTAAGCCCATGCGCCTGCCAATACGCCGCAAGCCAGTGTTTCCGATAGTGATTATAAATCTGCATGGCCAGTGGCATGTCTGTGTATGTAGAAAAATCCGGTGCACACACGGCGGTGAACCGAGACAGCATAGGAATATATCGGTCTGGCGTATTCCAAAACCTGGCAAATTGGTAATCATCCACAAAAGAATGCAAAATTTTTCCTTCCGGATTTTTGCAGCTTATGGCATAGTTCATCGGGATAAATTCGCCCGCCGGGTACGCCTTGACAGGCTCAATCTGTGGTATGCCGTACTTGCCGACACCGGGAAATGTGAATTTGTCCAGATTTTCAAAGTTAATCATGCATTCCCTCCGGAAATAAAAATGCCGCAAGATACATTTCTGTACCTTACGGCATAGCAAGCATCCGGATTTGCACCGGAACCACGGCAAACACCGGTTCTCCTCGGCTTAAACTATCACTTGCTATGCCTATTATACCACAGTTTCCTAACCCTCGCAACCATCTTTTTCTCCTCGGTGGTCAAATTTGTATACCCTTTTGAATTATCGTTCTCATTGTGATTGTATCCGTGGTGGGTATGCGGCTTCTTTCCGTCGTGGGTATGGGAAAGGTCTATTGTTTTATTTCGTTTCATGCTCTGGTCAAAATAAATGACTTGCAGCAGGTCATTCCCGCCAACCGTGACATATACCCGCCCCTTTGTCATTGTTTCCATCAGCGTTTCCGCCGTCCTAGAACTTTTCTGAACGAACTTGATATTTCCGGACTGAAACAACGCTTTATACTGACTGCCGTATTTGTTACTGTGGTCACTCATACCGCTACTTGCGCCGCGTCCACCCATTAAACAGGCCTCCACGTGCCGCTGCGCTTGTTAGCTCTGCGGTATGTCTTTCCGTTTACAGTAACTTCCAAAGCGCCGGATTTTTGCGCTGAAACGAACGCATTGGAAAACGATTTGTTTTCTGCCGCTTTTCTATTTTTGCTAGACTGTTCGCGCAACTTCCGCATATAGCTATCCATTTCGCCACGCGCCCTTGCTGCCCTATCTGCGGCACTTCCTGTTTTCTGCGCCGTCGTAAGCCGTGCAGGGCCACTTGCATATGGGTTGACCGCTCCCGCCGCCGTTTTAAGTGCGGTTGTTGCAAGCGACGCCATCTGTTTTACTGCAGCCTTCTTTTCGGCATCCGACAGATTAAGCCCGTTGATTTCAGCAGCGTCGCGTTCAAATGTGCGCTTGATAATATCGCCCATATCCGTTACGGATGCTGCATTTGCCCTGACAATATCTTGCCGTGCCAAGAACCGTGAAAGGCTCATCCCACGCCCGGCCTGTCCTGCATCAAGTCCGCCGCCGGCGCTTCCTCTACCTCCCATGCTTATTCCTCCCCTCCGTTACTATATTCTATCGGCATGTACTTCTTCCGAATTTTCGCTAACTGGGCTTCCGTGTCCCGGGGCATGTTGAATTTCCACCCGAGTGCAATCTCAGGTTTCAGCAGCCCCGCCGCGACCATGTCCTTGTAGTCAGCCCAGGTCTTTTCCTCGTCGAACAGAACGCCGTTGCCCCAATCCACGACAATGGAATCATCTTCCACGTCGTGGGCACCGGGTACGCGGTACATCCGCCCCAGAACGCCGCACAGCCTGACGGCCTCTCGCAGTGCGCTTTCCCACATCTGCTGGAAGTCGATAATCGTCAGGTTGTAGTCGCCCTCAGAGGACGTTACCTCGGTAGCCGTTCTTTCTGCGGCCTCCACCTCGGACAGCAGCCCGCGCTTTAAGCCTATCACGTTCTCCACATTCCGGAGATATTCCGTTTTTCTGGCAAGGTACGACTGTTCCCGCAGCGCCGGGGAGAAAATAGTGATACCTATATCGTCAGGGGATTCATCCACTGCGGTAAATACGCTTGCGGACAGGTTTTTCCGCCCGCCGACCTCGTCAACCTCCAGCATATCTGCACTGGCAATAATCCGGCTTTTCCCACGCTCGAACTCTCCGTTGATCTGCGCCTCGTTCCGGTTGATATTTTCAATCAGGCCAACAGCCGCGTCATAAACGGATACGCCGTCGGGGCTACCGTCCACACTGTTGTCAATCGGCGTTTTCAGCCATGCAACGCCGACGCTTCCCAGCGGCTCAGGGAACGTGTATTCTTCTGCGAGTTCCGCATACTGTGGCAGCTCTGTGAGCGCCACAGCCTGCCCCAAGCTGTTCTGGTCGTTCGACCGATACAGTCTGTTGGTAATGGTCAGATACCCGCTATCGTCCACCGTGCGCCGTTCCAACAGTGCGTAATAGAATCTGTCACGGATGCTGCGTTCTGCCATGCCGATGTCGGTCATATTCCCGTCCCCGTCCCGGCCGAATACCAGAATGTTCGGTCTGCTCACAACTGCGAAGCGGAAACCGCTGCCCGTCGGGATAGGCTTTAAGCCGCTTTCTCCGCCGATCAGGGCTTTTTGCATGGCGCTTTTCTTTTTCGCGTCTGCCGCATCGAGGATTTCGGAAACAAACGCGTCTTTGCTGGATGCCGAATACTCCGAAAATGCCGTCTTTGTCAGTTTACGGACGATGGTATATGGAATCCGCTGGCACGGGTCATAATCCGGGGTCGCGGCCTTCTCATAATACAGATTCTGCCACCTCTGGATGGCCTTTTTCATTTCCGGAGACGTCATGTCAACGGCGCGAAACGCCATTTCATAATCACTGTTCGGATAAATCACGCTTTTCTCCTCCTGCGTTGATCGTGATGCGCCGCAGCGCACGCGTGGCGTACTGCAATCCCTGTATATAGGCGTTCAAAGTATCCACTTCCGCCCGAAGCCGCCGATTTTCCGCTTCAAGCGTCCTGATATCGGCTTGCAACGACGCTTTCGCCCAGATAGGCGCACGATCGACAAGCCATTTTTTAATCATTCCCATCACAAATTCTCCCAACGATTTCCCGCGTCTCCCGGTTTCTGCGTAACACAGTCGCGCAGAAGTAACGAATATCGTCCATCGCATGGTCATTTTCTTTGATCGGCTTATCCTCGTTGGAATCCTCGTCCCAACGATAAAGGCCAAATTCCCGAATTGCGTCACCGCAATCAGAGCCAATCTTAATAGCCCCGGCACGCAGCATTGCAGAAGTGAGCCGAATTCCGTACATTACATCGTTTTTCGCCTTGCGAACCGAGAAACGGCCATGTTTTTTTATGCACGCAATGAAAGATGCCGCTGACGGATCAACAATGATGTGTCGTATGCTTCTCCCACCGGCCAGTTTCTCAACATCTGCGTAATATTCCTCGTCCGTGAGCTGGTATTGCTTGTCCCTGCCGGAATAGTAATACTCAGCCACGCGAACGGCACGCCCGTGATTTACACACCACAACCCCGCCGAGAACGGATTTAACGTGCCATAGTCGCAGGAAATGTAATATTCCCCGGTTTCTGGCAACTCGTCCACAATGCAACTATCGTTAAACATGGGATAAATAAGTCCCTCTGCCAGCGTCCATTTTCCCAGAATGTACCTATCATAGAACACCGTTCCAGCATATTCTTTTTTCAGATTTTCAACAAAAGCGGGGGGTAAAAATGGATTATCGTCTATTGTGTATTCTTGGCTGAAAATATCGGCATCACTATCAAGGAATCTCTTTAGCCAGTGGTTGGGATACTGTGGATTGTATGTACCATCGAAGCAGGAATACTCCTTATCAAGCCGGCTTTTCAGGAGGGCAAAAACTTCCTCCGACCAGTCCGCGACCTCGTCGCCGTAGCAATACTTGATAGACGCACCGCGAATCTTGGATACCTGAGACACTTTTTCCGCGCCCAGGCAATAGCACTTCTCGCCAAAAATCCACGCCGTATTATCGCTGGAAATCGCCCCAACAAGTTTATCACCGTACAGATTCCGCATAGGCTCTAGCACGTTTCGCTCTATTGTGGATTTTGTAACGCCCAAAATAACGGAAAGCCCATCTTTCCCGGCTCGTTCTCGAATCCGCATGGGAATAATCCACTTGAAATCAAGATATGTTTTCCCACTTCGGGTCGCGCCGCCCTTGAAATTCCATCGGTGATTCCCGTACCTTGCAAATTCAATCTGTTTCGGGCTTAATAGCATCTCTGAACTCCTTAATTAGCCCATCCAACTTATTGAGGCTATCATTACCGCTTGCCGTGTTTCTTGTGGCCTTATCGACAATAATCCCGAAAGATGTTGCAATCTGGCTTAATGTTGCGGCTGAAATCTTTTCGGGGTCTGTGAGCGCTTTCAGATGTAAGGTGATTGCTTCTTGCATCGCCTTTTTTTGCGATTCCATGTACGCCATCATGTCGGCGGTATTCTCTTCTTTTTTTTGCTGCACTTTTTGGGCGATATCCGGTGAAGCGCTAACAATCCTTTTTACAGTCTGGTGAGTTACGCCATGCTTTTTTGCAACGGCGCTGTACGACTGCATTTCTATCCAGTCGGCAATTATTCTTTTTTTCTTCCGATCTGTAATCCTTGCAGCCATAGCACCACCTCTCATACAAAATAGTAAAAATAGCGGGAAAGGCCGGAGTTGAACCGGCATTCTTCCCTCTTATCACAAGGCTGCTCTCCGGCCTTGCTACTTCCCCGCATCCCTCCGGCTTACGGTGCCGGGGAACCGCTTTGCCCGTTTCCGGGTTTCGTCGCCGGTGGGAGGCCATCGGCGATATATATGGCGCGAGGCCGATTCAAACGGCCTTCTGTTGGGGAGAGAGCGCCCAACTCGTTATCTACCGCGCCATGCAAAAAGAGGCTCAGGAACAATCCCAAGCCTCTTGCGCTTTTTCTTTTTTACCAGTATAGCACATTCAAACCGAAAAATCGTCTCATTTTTTTCTCATTTTTCAGCTTTCAGTCTGCCCATACAGGCATAGCGTGAAATGTCGTAGTGCTGAATCACGGCGGCGGTAAACCTGAGCTTTTTCCACTCCAAGTTCTTCACACAGGGCATCGACGTTGCCTCTAGCCGGGCTTATGTAGAATCTGCTCAGTATCTTCTTTTCATCGGCGCTAAGCGATTCAAGCCCGGAATCCACAAGCGACACCCATTTCCTCGCCTGTTCCAGCGAACGCGCCAGTTCCTCACGGTGAACGATATTCGATAGCATCATATCTTCCCGGCCGGAGCCACCGCCGCTTACCGGCGTACCGTCAGCCGTGGCGCTTCGGATACTCTGCATAGCGGATTCCAGCCGCGCCATTTCTTCGGGAATGCTTTTCAGGGACTGTTTCTTTGCGCTGTACTCCTTTAGCTTTTCAATGGCCTCATACTTCCAGTTCATTCCGTTCCTCCTTGCATATCTTATTAAATCCCTGTATAGATATACACAATACACACAAGATATAAGATTATATTTAATATATACTATACAGGGATAAAGCTATAATATTAAATTCCGTCTCCTGTTTTTCGTTTTCGCCCTCCTTTCGGTGCAATCCTTCCCGGGAGGGCAAGGCCGCTTCCCCCCGTGGACGAATATGTAATTGCAGCACCGGCTGCCTTCGTAGTATCCAAAAAAATACCAGCACCCGACGCAATACTTCCTGTCGTCCCTGTATTCCACATTACCATCCCATTTCCGTCACAGGGTAATCCGCTGCTGTGCTGTATATTCTGTCCACGCAGCTTCCTGCTTCTCAAAAT